CAATCGTGATTAATAACCAACGGAATCTGCTGACAATAAATCATGCTATAAGTTCCTGTATTTTAGCATAAACTAACCGATTACCTTCTTCACTGTAGTGATTTATTAATCCTGGCTGGGTATTTAACAAATCAGCAAAGTCCAATACATATTTTTCTGTAGCCACTTGATCGGCGAAAGTTGCAAGTGTAATAACTTTCTTATCTGATAGCATTGTGTTTATCTTTTCTCTAAACAACCAATAGCTATCTTCAAAGAACTCGTCATCATAATGATATCTATAAAACTCTCGTGCCGCATGTAGTCGTCGATTGAATATATTTTTTAATCGACTAGCGTGATACACAATATCTGAATAGATTAAGTCGGCATTTTTATGTAAGATATCATCGCTGTGCATTGGGTGCCGTCTAGTAGGTACACGCAATGGACTTGTATGCGCTACTATAACTACATCAAATACTGTTAAATCTTCAACTGACCGTAACTGCTGATATATTCTATACTCGCTAACTCCTGCTTGTGCAAGGTTAGTTACTTGGTGTTGTTGTGCCAACAGATTGGGCCAGCCTAAATAGTCTGTGTATTTAGTTGACCAATCTGCGGCAAAACTATCGCCGATAATAAGAATATTACTCAGCTTCTACTTCCTTTTTAGACTTCTTAGTAATAGGAGTTTCAGTAGTGACAGTATCAACTTCAACGATCTCGCCAGTTTCTTCAGCCACTACTGCGGCTTTTTGGTGTGGATTAGCAGTATAGTCTGCCATAACTTTATCTAAACATTCATCTTCATTACGTTCCCAAGCCTTGCGGAACTTCTTAATGATTTCGCCTGTAGCCAATGTGTAGACTAAGCTATTGCCTTCTTTCTTAAGCAAGTCTTTGCCTTCAAACATATCAACTAAACCAGAGTAAGGGTTCATACCTGTTTCATAAGGAATCTTAACCTGTACTGACTCAAACGGTTTAGCGTAACGAGTTTTCATAATCTTACAAGCGGCACGAATACCATTTACTTCTGATACTTTGTTACCATCTTCATCTTCTTTTAGTTTTAACTTACGCATAGCTACAACGATAGAGGAAGCGTAGATAAAACCCTGTCCACCGCTGATCTTGTCATCAGGATCAAACATGTCCTGTGATGCGTATGTGTGTGCTGTAGTTACTAAGCCAATGTTTAAGTTACCAAACATGTTTACACAGTTACGAACTAATGCGGCAAGTGCTTTAGGCTTACGACCCATGTCACCTTTCATGTCGCCTGCTTCGAACTGGTTAACGTCTGTAGGTGTAAGTAACATACCTAATGAGTCAACTACAAATAGGACCTTAGGACGTTCTGCTTCGGGAATAACTTTGTATTCTTTAACAAACTCTGAGATCATTTTAGCTACATCGTCAATCATAGCCATGTTTAACTTTAGAAGTTTATCTTCGCTAGTGTCTACACCTAAGTCATGTAACCACTTTTCATCAAGTGCGTTTTCTGTATCAATAAGAATAACATAAATGCCTTGCTTCTGTGCATTGGCCACTAAGTTGCCAGAACAAATAAATGATTTACCTGCGCCAGATTCACCAGCAAACACAGTAACCTTACCTAGTGGTACGCCTTTGTTAAACTCGCCACTAATAAGATAGTTTAGTGCATAGTTGTTAGTTGAGATCCAGTCTGTCGGATCTTGAAAGCCAACGCTAATACCGTCGATACTTTTTGTAATACTTTTACGAAATTTTGATACGTCAAATGGTTTAGTTGCCATGATAGTTTCCTTATTGATTGACTGCTGTTATTTTAACACTCTTTTTGAAAAACGTCAACTGGGACGTTCCTCTTTATTAAATCTAAAAAGTCTTTTTGACTTTCGGCTTTTGGTGCACAGAACCCACAACGACAAATGTTTTTCTTACATTTAATAATGGGCATTGTGCCAGTTTCTAGTTGAGTCTTTAGCGTACTTATAATCTTTTGTGCATCGTTAATATTTCCTAACGGTTCTACATTGCCTGTTGTACTCATGAGACAATCTTTGTTAGTATATACCGCACCGTCAAGTTGACGTACAAATAAAAAGAACCAGTTTACGCTACAACTCCAACCTTCGAACCCCTGTTTTGGTACGAATCCTACATTGGATTTTAAGTCGCCGTTTAGACTAAGTCTACGTCCGCCACAGCAACTACGTCCTTCTCGGATTGCCTGTACCCGATCTTTAACTACTACTTCGGGTACCATCCAATATGTTTTAAGTTTGGAATACTGTTCGCCTGTGTATTGCCATTCTGGTTGTTGATTGTCTAATGGCTTTACTACGTGACGTATATTGTGTTCCTGACAAAAGGCCACAATAGTTTCTGCATCTGCAAAGTATTCCTCACGATTGTGCATCATTACAACACACTTAAATCGTTTGTTCTGTTCTTTAAGATACTGAATATTGTCTAGGTATTGCTGTTTTTGTTTATCGTAGTTTTCTGTATGATAGCTTACTGTAAACTCATCTATTAGCGGAACAATACGAGCCCACTGATTCTGGCCCACTACTCCATTGGTAGTACAAGTTACAGTTAAGTACCACGAGTCTTGATATGGTTTGTAACGATTTCTTACTTCTTCTAAGATTGTAACAATATCCGGATGGAATAAACTTTCTCCACCATAGACATTTAATACTACTTTACGCTGTGACTCTTTCTTATGCCGCATGTATTGATCTACATACTCATACATAAAATCAATAGTCTTTAAACATTCTTCTAAACTTGGATGCCGAGTTGAGTTGTCGTGTCCACCTTCTAAGCCCGTAGGACAATAGGAACAGTCTAAGTTACACAACTTAGTTAGTTCCCAGTCTAATAAAAAACTTGGTACGTTAGTAGGGTCTAGAGCAAGACCGATTGAGTTTATTTGATTCATAAGCAAGAAGTGGGGACCGAAGCCCCCACACCCTAATCAGGAAAGATTATTGCTTCTGACGATTACGAATCATTGCCAAGATATCTTCAGCTTTTTGGCTAGAAGGTTTGGCAGCTTCTACTGGAGCAGTAGGAGTTGGTACTTCGTCTGGTTCATCATCGCCAACAAATGGACTAGCTGTTGCAGGAGCCGTAGCCACTGGAGCCGGTGCATCTGTAGATTCTGCTTTAGGAGCCGCATTAGGAGCATCTACACCATATGGCTTGTAGTAAGCACCCCAACGCTCTACGTCGTATGGTTGACCATCAACTGATGCTTCAAACATTTCCTTAATAACTTTAAGGTCTGCTTCAGTTGGTTGTTTTGGCAAGAAGTCTGACAAGTTAAACAAACCATGCTCATCAATAGCCGCTTGTTCTTCTGCTGTTAATGCTGACTCTTTGCGTGACCACTTACTTGTTGAGTAGTCTGCATAGCCGCCTTTACTTGTTTTAACGATCTGGAAATCCAAACCACGTTGCAAGTCTGTTGGCAACTCTTCCATTTCTGGATCCATTAGGGCCGCTTTAATAATATTAAAGATTTGTGGGCTAATAGTAAAGCGACGGATTGGATTAGCTGGAGCCTTGTCATCTGACAATGCGTTCTCACGAACAAAGCCTTGGAAAATGTAAGACTTCTTTTTCCAATACTTACGACCCATTTCCTCTAGGGAAGGATCTTTAAACCAAGGACGTACCTCAGCTAGGATTGGACATGCCGCGCCATACATTTCCATGCATGGAACTTGTACTACAACTGGCTTACTGTCTGCTTGGCCTTTAACGCCTGCAAATGGTAAACGAATCATTGCACGTTCTGCCCAAAAGAATGAATTTTTTGTGTTACCGTCTGGTAGGAAGCGAACGCGAGCTGTTGAGCCTTCTGCGATGTTCCAGTGTGGATAGATAGCGTTGTCGCCACCTTGTTGTGATTTGCCGCCTTTGTTGCCTTCTGATGCTTGTAACTTTGCACGAATTTCTGCTAATGTTGTTGCCATGATTAATTTCCTTTATAAGATGGTCTTAATGTACTACTTGCCTAGATATACTCTAGCACCCTGCTAGTGTATAACAAATATATTTAGCTTGTCAAACGATATTTTAGAATATTATTGCCGAACGCAATAATCTTGGTAAAGTTGGATATTTTGGCTAGCTAAACGATAAAGCTCTGCTACTTCTTCTGCTCTACTTGGACTATTATATAACTTTTGTAGTGCTGTTGTCAACTGTTTTATACGATCATAGGGATTCTGGGCAAGATCATAACTTTCATCTAAAACTGAACCAAATGTTTGAAATCCCATATCACGCAATCGTTGTAAGCTACCTTGTCCATTGACTAGTACAAAGGGTTTACCTGTAGCTAAACAGTTAGCAGTCTTTTCAGTGAACCAAAAGTTACTAATCGCATCAGTTTCGCTTACTATTTCTATCAGGTACTGATTCCAAACATTACCATATGCACGGCAACTATCGTACCAATCAATCATGCCCATGAAATGTGTACTGGTTAAGTCTCGATCAAATGTTTTTGTTGATATCCAAGCAAGTTCATCTTTGTAGTGGCTACCAAAATGTTTAAGCGTTTCGTTTATAAACGGAACAGTGGGTTGGAATGTAATATATGTATCGTTAGGAAAAGCAGTATCCAACTCGTAGGCCAGTCGTAGTCTACTGATATTGTATCTGCCCAATAGTGTACCAACAAAACGTGCATTGGTTACATCACGATTGATATCCACAGGCAAGTACTGATTGACACTGACAAAGATTCCCAGGCTCAACTGTTTAATAGTAAACTCTGAGTCAGCCGGATCATGTGTTTCAATGGTAACGTTGCTGTAGGGTATTTTAAATGTATTGCAAAGATATTGAATGAATAATCCAAATCCACTAAAGTCTGTATTTTCGCCATCGTATAACTTTATTGTTATTGGTTGCCCCGAATAGCGTTTACCTAATACGTCTAGTAGTATATCTTTGCGAGTAACGCTGTAATCCTTGTGTACAAAAAACTGTCCAAGTATGATTACTTCTTTATCGGTAATGGTAACGGCTTGTTCTATCATATGTGTGTCAACAGATAGTTGGCCCATAGTCGGTGTCCTTGCTCGTTGGGGTGACGACTGTCTTCTTTAAAACAATAATCACAGGAGTCTAATAGATCAAGTCTAGCATGAGCACGATCCATTATGTCAATAACGTCAGGGAACCTAGCATCGTAGTTCATTTGATCAATATGTTCACTAATAACAATGTGTGTACCGTTTTGTATCTTTTTACCTAACATTACTTCCAACCAGCTTTGTTCCAATGGGACTGTTCCAACCGCATCAGTAAAGTTATGCCCAACTAAAAACTTAACCGAGGGATAACGTAATGCTAGTGTTTGTATTTTTGCGTAGGCGATGTTTACTATCTTTTCTAGAGCACGTTGTTGTGTTATTAAACTACGATCAATTAACTGTAGGTCCTCGTGACGTCCAGATTCAGTTAGTGTCACTGTGCATATTATATTTTTGTATTTGAGATCCTTGGCCAACAACTGCTCGAGCCAATTCAGCATTAAAGTATTTGATCCGCCAGGTAAGGCTAGATTAATCCAACTTGCATCTAATATGCCTGCCATAATGTTGCCATAAATGTGAGATAATCTGTAATCGATATCATCTACACCGTTGCGTACTTTAGTCTTGCCCAAGCTGTCACCATATGTCCATGAATCGCCTACAGTGATTAAAAGTGTGTTAGAAGGTCTATGTACATATGAATACGGGTTGTCAATCATTGACCAAGCAGGTACGTCAAACATAGTTTCTAAAATCCAAACTGTTTAACTTTTCCCATTGCTCATATACATAAGAGTGGAAACGTATGCGATTTAACACACAC